CGGCCCGGCATATTCATGTCGGTAATAAAAATTGGCGTGATCGAAGCTGGGGTCAGGCGGGCCGATAGGCAGAGCCGGGAGTCCGCCATCCGTGAAAGTCTTGGCAATCGCTTTCCCGCTGTCTATCTGATAAAGAGCCTGCGGAGAAGAACCTCGATAGACGTTAAATGTCACAGCCGTACTCGGAAAACTGAGCTGATTCAGCGTCACGGTATTTGTATTCGAAATGTCCGGTATGGCAGCGGGGATCGTAAATGAGAGATTTCCCTCGTTACCATTTGCGTCGACGGCGGTGACGGCGTAATACCATGTGTTACCGCCCAGCAGTGTTCCCTGTGTGGGATCGATGGAGGGTGAAAGGCTGACCAGCGGTAAATAGGTCGAATTGATCGACGGTGTTGCAGGAACTGTGAACCCTACGGAAATTCCCACAATGGCCGAACCATCCTGCAAGGTGCTCACTGTGTCGGTCACTGCAAAATCAAAATACTCCAGATCTCCGGAACTATCGTCATGCGGGACAGTGCCGATTAACGGCAGTGGGATGCCCACGTTCCCAACCGGCTGGCGTCCTGGCAGTTGCAGTACAGCCAGGCTGTCGCTGTACCAGTTATCGTTGTGCACCTGTGCCTGGATTGTCACCATCTCGTAATTCAGAGACGGAGATAACTTCAAGACACGGAATGGCGTTCGCTCAAAGCCTTCTCTCAGGTAGGTGACAGCAATGATGTCACCGGGCCTTACTTTCAAAGCGCGAAAGCTGGTTTGAAACTGAATATATTGATTGCCGGCTGTTGACTTATCCAGTTGCCGGAGCAGAATGCGCATCGCCTGATTGAAGTTCGGAAGACCCAGCGCATTCGACTGGCTGGCGACTTCAAAACCAATCAGATCAGAGTCATTTGTATTAGCGACAGAAAGCGAGTCCTGCTGATATTCGTTCTGTTCATCCTGGAACTCGACAGAGATACGGTTATAGGTCTCCGCAATAGTCAAAGCACTCAGGGTGAGGGTCGAGACGCCTTTGGAGGTTTTGGCGATGCCCGAGAAATCGGCTGAACTATCGCTGAACTCGTAAACTGGCCAGCCATTGTAAAGTGTCTCCTGGCTGTTGCTGCCATCCGGCAGCGTGGGCTGCTGCGAAGCCAGCGTTCCTTCGGGCAGCAGTTCCAGCAGGCCATCGGTTCCGTAGCGGAGCATCAGGCTTGCCCCGACACGGATGCCCCGCACCACAGTAGCTGCGCTCTGGCGCTTGTTCAAAATCAGATTGCAGCCATAACGCGAAAGAGTAATGGCGTTGTTGTTGATGTCCGTCGTGCTAATGGTCTCACTGCATTCGAGAGAAGCCCGATAGAAGCTGTTGATATCCAGGTCGCTGGCTGACCAGCCTGCGCGTTGGAGCACATCCATCACAATCCAGGCCGGGTTGTTCGTGAAGCTGGCTAACTTGTTCCCTGAAGCGTCATAGGTATCCACCATCATGCCCGTCATCAGAACTTGAACCGTGGGCGTGCTTGTGCCGGTACTGATGGCGTTAGGTACCACTACCGACAGCACTGCCATGCTTCCCTGGGGATCTCCCAGCGGGTTTTGATTGGAGTCCACAAAGTCGAGGTTGAATGCGCCCTGCCTCGTACCATAGGAGACGGGCGAGTACCAGCCGGTGGCCGATGAATTGGTGGTATTGGCAAACAGCGGGATTTCCACATCGTTCACAACCACTTTCAGCACGCCTGCTATCTGTCCCAGACCAAGCAGCACCTCCATGTGAGTCAGATTGCCGTCATTCCGGGCAAACACCACCGGGGCCTTCAGCCAGCCCGTGCCGTAGACAATGGGAACCGCGTCATTCGCTTTTCCGGTGTTATCGATAATGGCGGAGGCGTGGGATTGCTTATCAGTTGCGCCGCGCACCAGATAGGACGTAGGGATGAATTCAAAACCGCCGTAGCGATTGTTCACCTGTCCGGAGGCATCTTTATTGAACATCCCGCGTTCCAGGCATTGCGTGCGCGACTTATCACAACTGGTGAATGCCTGCCCGGAATTCAAATTGCCAGCGCCGCCCGAAATGTCAGCCGAATAGCCGCAGCGATAGAATTTCGAGAAACGGCCATATTCTCCACCATCAACGGCCTCCTGCCGCTGTGCCAGCGTGGCTGGGAAATTCCAGGGGCACGTTCGCTGAATTCGCACGTCGGGAATCGCTACCCTCTGGAGGCTCAGTTTATTGGTGAAGTTTAAGGTCAGCGTCTCTTCCGTGATCTCCTGCGGATCACCTGCTACGCCGCGAAACAGCATGCTGGCCTCGGTGGTGACGGTACCGCTGGGCAAGTCGACAAAGGCGAAATAGACGGTGAGTTGCGCGCCTCGGAACCCAAGTGCGGCATTCAGTTCCGACATCAGTGCATCGGCATTGCCCAGCACGATGGAAAGCTGCGACATACTATCCATAGCATCGTCACCCGATAATTGCAGCGTGAACAGGTTGTGCTTCAGCACGCGCGCGGCATACTGCTGGCCGCTAAACAGAACACTGTGAGAGCTCCAGTAGTACATATCGCCGCTGGGCATCTCGCACTGGAAGAAGAGTATTGGTGTATCGGCTACGGCGAGCTGTTTAACCTGGTTGATTGTTGCCATGGCGAAGTTATGTCGTTTCTATGCTGATGACTGTGGAGTAAAGGCCCGCAGCCTCGGACTGAAAAGTAAGGCTGTTACCCAGAAAATGCGCATTCTGATAGACGCCTCCATGGGAAGCAGTCGCGCGATAACGTGAAGGACTCGGTTGCGGTTCTAACTGCGGCCCCCAGATCACGACGGTTTGTGCTGCTGGCACACTGACTGACACCGTGATGCTCATTACGCTATCCGTCAGTTGCGCCGAGTGAATAAGCCGCGTCCAGGTCGTTCCGACGCCGAAGTTCTGGCTTTGCGATGACACGGCGCTAAGTCCCAGGTTTAGATTGCAGGGCACTGCCGTCGTGGCATAGAGTGAGAAACAATATAGAAAACTGGCAGGGGCAGTTATGGTTTGAGTGATTTGCTGATCGGTCGCGCTTTCATTCACCAGGGTGAAAGCACTGGTGCCCCCAATCGGATCGGCAGCTCCGCTTGTTACCGATAGCAGCGGTTGCGCAGCCCATGCTCCCAGCGTTAAGTCATTGCTGTTGCCGAGCATGTTCGCCGTTGGATCAATAAAGACAAATGGCATCAGCGGCCCATTGCAGGCGGCAAAAAGATTCTGCAGCGCCATCTGATCCACGGTCGTCAGGTCTGTGTAAGACAGTTCCCAGATGTATTGCGTATTTGCATTGATGTTGGAAGCGATCATGCTGCCATCGGCGAAGGTGTTGACCGACGATTGAAGCACGCGGCGCTTTCGCAGGGGGTATTGCGCCAGCGCGCCGCTCGATAATTGCGGATAAGCCAGATTAGCCATTGGTTTCCACCACCCAGAAGCTCGCCGACGCTAAGTCGGTGGCTAAGTAATCCGTCACAAGTGCACTCTCACCCATCACGCAATTGGGCACAACTTGCCGGCTGTACGGGTCGGGAAAGGCAAACTGTGAATACTGGCCTCCCAGCGCTTCGAAAAACTGTTCAAGCTCGGCAATCTCGTCTTCATTGACGAACGACAACTGCACGTGCCAGCTGCGCAGAGACCGGCCTCGGGACGTGAATCGCTGATCTGTCCCGTCGATGAAACGGATGATCTCTACCGGCGATGTATAGGAAAGCGGGAGCGGATATTGCGCGACGGCACCGGTGCTCAGTGTGGGGAAAGTAAGCATGTTTTCATATCTCCGAGATCACATCGTTTAACGAACTGGAGGTCAGCAATGCCTGCTTGACCACCTGCACAATCTGTGTGCTCTGTGTCGCATGATCGCCTTGCGTAGAACTGGTCTGATAGACCGGGCCGTTCGGACTGCCGGCATTCGAGCTAGGCTGAATGCCCAGAGAAACAGAACTGGCAGCTCCGCCCGGACCCACGTTGATGCTTTGCTGCTGGGATGCCGGCATCACGAAGGGCTGCGGAACCGCCGTGCTGGCTTTGCTTCCTCCGAACAGGCTTAATAACTTGCCGACAAACCCAAGGGTTCCGTTCGACAGGATGCCGCCGCTCAAAACACTCGATGCACCTCCGGATGCGCTGCCCAGCAGACTTCCCCAGGGTGAACTGCTTCCCGAACCTGTGACCTTGCTATGAAAGGTCCCGAAGCGCAATGCTTGAACCACTGTCCCGGTGTTCGTTGTTGTCAGCTTCTTGCCCGAAGTGTCCCTTGTGACCGCCGTCTTGGGCAGGCTTGCCGATACGGGCGTGCCGGCGCTTAAAGCCGGCAGCTTCGGACTGACTATTCGACTAAAGCTGTTCTTTAACTTCGCCATTTTTCTGCTCCTCTATCCATTGCTCATTCAAAAACAAAATTGCGTCGGCCGTCTTCGCGTCTTCCGGCAGCAGCGAACCGCCGCCACTGGCTTTCCAGTAACCAAAGCGTTCCAGCATTTCCAGGCTGTGAGCCGAAATCTCCGACTTCGGACATGCCATGGAAACAACGCCTTTGCGCGCCCAAACGGGGCGTCTTGGCTGTCTGGTAGTGTCTTGCTCCAGGGGCAGCCACGAGCACTTTCGTGCCTGCGCCAGGCCGCTTTTCCGGCAGGACTCGCAATTCCACGCGGCTGGCGTCGTGACAAGGAAATGGAATGCGATTAGAAGTTTTTTCTTTCAGCGTCCGAGAGTTCCAGATGGGCGCCTATGGCTTCAGCCATCTCACGAATCAGAGCTTCGGGTCCCCGTTCAATCAGCAGGTCAACAGATGCCGGCTCGCCGTCAATTTGCAGACCCTTCAGATGCGCAACCGCCCACTCTACATAGAGCTTTTCCACCAGCAGATCTGTGATTGCTGCCTCCAGTTGATTGGCAGGTTCGCCGGCTCGCAGAAACTCGTTCTTGAGAGTTAATTCCCGAACGCGGGACGATAACTTAATTCGCTGCGCCAGCGATATCTTCCGAATACTGAATTCAACACCGGGAAATAATTCACTTTCCAGCCACAACAGGCTTTGGTAATCAGCCGCGGAGTTTGCTTTAAGCCAGCGCGATAACAAGTTCATCATTGTTTGTCCCCTGCGCAATGTTTGCTTTGAAGTCCCAGATCAGCCGGGGCTCACGATCGTCATAAAGCGGAAGTTCCGGTATGATCGACGGCAGATAGATACCCATCATTTGCCCCTGCTGCTGGCCCAGCTGGAACATAACTGAGAGAGGTGCCCCTTGTTTTGCCGCCAGATAAAGATCCTTCACTGTGCTGCTGTCGTCGGCGAAAAGGGAGAAGGTCAGAGAGACGTCTCGTGGCCCTGCCGCGATGGACAGAGGATAGATACTCCCAAACTCCATGTTCCTCGGAACCAGATTATTTTTAATCTGAATCGTCGCTGCGGTCAGGGTAAATAACTGCTGAGCCGTGAAACCAAGCCACGCTTCACCCAGATTCCCGGCCACAATCGAGTAATCAAAAGCGCTCAAGAAAGGTTCCGCGGGAAAGCTTTGTAACCCTGCACTTCCCGCGCTGAAGCTTTGAGAATCCAGCAGATCAGCGGCAAGGCCACTAAATGTCATCTCATGGAAAGCGCCATTGAGCGAAATGTTAAGTGTGTCGACGGTAGCGCCGGTGACAATGCGATCAATCGCAGTCGGCGGGTCCCAGTAGTCGAACAAGCTCACGCTGGGCAGCAGATTGCCCAACGGATAAGTCAAGCAAGGGGCAAGCAAGGCGCCTTCCGTCAGCGGTGCGGAGAACGGAGCGTTCAACAGAATCGTGACAGGGTCCACTACGCTGGCTGCAAACCGCACTTCGCTTCCCTGAGACACTCCGTTGCCCGGCAGCAGGCCATGCGGCGTGTAAGTAGTCAGATGCAGCGGGTCGGGCATAGAAGAAACTCGCAGCTGGCCGCACAGCGATGGTACACCGCCGCACGCCGATTGTAATAAGGGGCCATAACCGGGTGCGTTCACCGCGTCCCAGGAAGTCAGGTAAGTGCTGAGACTGAAGGCCGTCGCGCGCCGGGCAAGCGGAGAGTTCCCCAGAAATGTTCTGGTGCCGGTTTTGTCACGGCGAAGGGATTGCTGCAACTGCTGGTGCGCCGCCAGTTCGACGGCTGGCAAGCGGTTTGGGGGGGCAATAGCCGGAACCTGGGCGAACGTACTTTCCACCGCGGAATAGAACCGGTTGTTGTTGCTTGAAATGTAAGTTGCCATGATCTTTCCTCAGCTGACATTGACATCAAACGTAAAAGTGATCCGGGCGGACTCGACAAAACCAAATCCTCCGGCCTTCGGTGGCTGAACCTGGATGTCGTATGAGCCGGAATAGTAGAACCCGTCGCCCCAGTCGCCCTCATTGGCCTGGAGGATGGAAGCGATTCCCTGCAGGTAGTAATGCAGTCCCGTCTCAGTAGGCGTAATCAGGTTGCCGCTGAACCAAAGGTCGGTCGCCACAACAATTCCTCCTGAGAAAGATCGAAACTTCTCCATGTGCGTGTTATTCACTTGCGTGGCATGAACACATACTCGGGGATAAGTCAGCTGCGCGTTCTTATCGGCCAGATCCGGCGTAATGGAAGTTACCAGAATCTGGCTGTTATCTATAGGGTGCAGAACTTGGCCTGTCTGCGCGGCGATGGCATTAGCAGCCGTTTGTAAGGCCGAGTTCGTAGTCAGCAGGCTGACTATCTTCTGCGGGCCCAATAGAGTGAGCGGTGTCATTTAACCTCTTAAAATCTGTCTCGATGTGCGAATGAAAAAATTGGGCATCTGACCTTGTCCGGCCAGGCTGCCGCTCGTGACTCCGGAGGCAGGCAACTGCCACGTGGAACCAATCCGTTGCGGCGTCGTAGTCTGGCGGGTAGCGGCGCCCTGATCTATGCCAATGTAGACATTCCAGCCAACAGCCGCCGGCGGAGCGTTCATAGAACCTTCCGCCATGGCCACTGAAATGCCGGAGCCAGCGTCCAGAACCACACCATTCACAGGGGTCGGTGCGCTCTCACAACCCTTTATGTCCACCCAGGTGGTCTGAATAAATAGCGCGGCCGCGCTGGACGAACCTGTCTGGGCTGAAACCAGCGGCAGCGCCGGCTCGGGCAGCGGATTGAAAACTATTCCAATGCCGGATTGGAATGCGAAATCAGCCGCCGACTTCGCTTCCTGCTGATATTCGCTCAATTTCCCCTGAAAGCGCGTATTCAATTGAAGATTGAATGCTTCGGCAAACACGCGGCTTAGCGATTCAAACACAATCCACCGGCGCAGAGGATCGGTCACGACAACGGTTGAAAGTCCAATGCGGCGGCGCGTCAGAAATTGAGGATCGGATGCGCCAATGTTCAGCAGCCAGAGCAGCAGACGGTCACCAATCCCGTTTAGAGCAAGCTCAATCTTTGTATCGACATTGATGTCATGAGCGGAAGCCACCTGCACCAGCGTGCTTTCGTATCTCAAAAGATCATTGATGGTGACAACCCCTGCGTCGGTAAAGAGTGCCATAGGATTACTTTCTTGTACCCGTCTCTGAATCGGCCGACACCACTGCTCTTGGCTCTTTTTCGTCGGGCGCCGAGACAATGGTGACCTGCAACCGACGGGCAATATCCGCTTTCTCAAATGCCTTCTTCTCAGCGGCGTGACGGGCAAAAAATGCTTTCTGTTCCGCTTCTGTCGAGAGCGTGACACGCCCCTCGACTATCAGTCTGGCGGCTTGTTCCCGCGACACTTCACAGACAATGCCGGCCTTCCCGCCATCGGAGGTCTCCAGGCTCGTAACCAGAACGTAGGGTTCTGCAATGCCCGATTCCACTTCCCTCAACTTGCGGTAAAACTGTCTGACGTCCATATATGTTCTCCTGAATTTGTATGCTGCGGGACTCATCCGGAATGGCTGAGCCCCGCGTTTGACTTGGTGTTGAACTAGCTGTTGATCTGAACGGCAAAGTTGTTGCGCAGTACGCCGCAACCGTACAGAATGTCAACCGTGAACTGCTGTGCCAGCGTGTTCGGCTGGTAGCTCATCACGACACGAACTCCAAAGTTGCCCATTTCGGCATACTCAGCAACCGCGCCGGTCCCCGGCAGCGGCTGAGGGAGACGGCGCACAACTAAACCCAGCGCATCGCGCGTGAACGCGAGGTTGTGGGTGTTCGGGCTGGCGCTTCCAGTGGTGGGAACAAACTGCGAGCGGAAGATAAAGAAGTCCTTCATCTTGCCGACGTTGCCTTCCACCAGCGCCTTCAGACCGGCTTCGCCCGCGCTGTAATACTCACTGAAGCGCGGAATCTGGCGGATAGCGGAGTAGCTGTTTGAATCCACAACCAGATACTTGGATGAACTCGCCGGAACCAGCGCATTGAACAGCGCTGTTTCAGCCGAATCGATAACGGCTTCGGTGATCGGCGTGCCGGCGGTGCCCAGCGGGGTGTTGGCGGTGAACTGGCTGTAAAGGCCAAGCAGGTCGCTCTCTACTCGTGAGGCAATCGCAACAACGGCGGGTTGCATATAAGCCTTCAGCAGTTCAGGAAAGGCCAGCGCTTTGGTGACATCCGGAATCTGGAAAGTCGCTTCAGCGTGCGTGTTCAAAACAATCTGCGCGTTGCCCAGGTTCGGGTTCTGCGGCTGAACGGTGCCGCCCTCGGCGATGTTGTTGGCCACAAGGACCGGGGGAATCGGCACATTGACCGTATCGCCGGCATGCGCCAGCACAGGTTCATAGTCCCGGTTGACCAGGTTGCCCATAATCAGGTTGCCCATCAAAGCAGGTAAAGCGTCAGCGGCAACCAGCTTGACAATGGCGTTCGCCAAATTAGCGGAAGTAATGATCGACATAAGTCTCCTAAAAAAAAATGGCGGCACCGAAGCGCCGCGCTAAGTCCAAATACAGATCGCCATGCGCGCACTGCGCACCGCCTGATCTGCTGCTGGTGGAAAGGGGGACGGACTACTGTGTCCCCATCCGAGAACGCTCTCTAAAACGGGAGCCTCGCTCAGTGGACATAGCTGTCCGTCCCCTCTTTCCGGTGGTTCCTCGACTGGTGAACCTAGATTCCCCGGATGGCCTGCTGGGCAATCCGCGCAATCTCCTGGCGCACCTGATCAAGATCCTCTTTCTTCATTCCCGGCTTGATTTTTTCAAGCTCGATTCCAGCCGATGCTTCCGGCGAAGCTCCGCGCACAGGCGCCTTGGCACCGCTGCCGCCGGAGATACGGGCCGGCAGCAACTCCGGATTCTCCTGCACAAATCCTGTCAGGTAGTCCTGCAAAGACTTCGGCTCCGGACCCTTGCTTTGCAGCCTGCCGTCCTCCGAGCGCGTAATGTCGTCTTTGATCGCCTTGAAAGCCAGGTCCACTTTCGAAATACCAAGCCTCTGCAGCTCGCTTCGGATTTGTGAATTCCGGTCCGCTTCCTCCGCCATGGCCCGAGCCTTCTTGTTCTCCTCAACCAGCAGATTCAGGCGGGATTCCAGGTTTTCGCGTCTCTTGCGCTCATCCTGCAGCTCTGCCTTGTAAGCGGGTTCCGCTTTGCGCTGTTCAGATTGCACAAACTCCTGAATCGCCTGGCGGACGATTTCCTTCACATCCTGGCCGCTAATCGGCTCATGTTCATTTGCAAGTTGTTCTGACATTTAAACCTCGTCTCTCTAATTGGTTTGCGCTTCAATCTCCTGCGCAATCTGATCCTTCGTGTCCTGTCTCGCGTCGCTCAGATACTTCAGCGCGAGTCTTTGGAATATTTGTTTGCGCAGCGAAGGCGACTGAATATTCAATTGCAGAAGCTTGCTGGCCTGATCCAAATCCGTTCCAAAATCGTTGATGTCTACTTCGTCCATGCCGGCCACATAGATCTGAACTCCATCCTTGCGTGCCTCGCTGATGCTGGTCAGAACCTTGCGTATGCATTCCTTGACAATGGTTCCGTAAGCTCGCAGCATTTCCTGCGTGACGGTAAACTCGATCTGTTTGCTCAAGGCCGATTGCGCATGGCCGGAGAGCGCCTCGCCGGAAACCTGCGACAGGTAGCAGACGCGGTAAATCTCTTCCTTCAGAACCTCCAGATTGCTGGCCGCTATCTGATACACCTTGCCGTCCGGCTCAGTCCAGCCAAAACGGTCATTGGCGCCTAACTGGATGTAATAACTTTCGCCCACAATCTGGTTCCACTCACGGTCGGAGTAGACAACCGGCATGGCAAACAGGCCCATCGTAATGGCCCAGCCCAGAGAATTCGATTTATTAAAGTGCTCCAGTTGCAGATGAGCAGCCTTGTTCAGCAGCCACAGCCCATCATTCAAACGCAAACTGGCTACGGGCACGCGATTCTGATTCGCCATGCCATGCGGTCCCTGGGCAACTAGCGCAATGTCGCCGCTGCCGTCTGTTCTCATTAGTCGCCGGTAGATCCGGTACTCCGTCTTGTCGTAGTACGCCCAGCGAGTCTCTTTCACAACCTCGGGTGAATCCACACTGAGCTGCCGTTCGCATTCGGTCCGCAAAACTACCCACTCGTAGTCGCCGCGGTCGTCGCAGCCCCAGTTGATCAGGTCCTCCGCGCTATACCGAACCAGGAATGCCCTTGACAGGCCGATGGCATCTTCCTCGGCGCGGTTCCTGGCCTGCTGTGTCGGAACCGGAAAATCAATCAGCACGTGACATTGTCCGGTCACCAGCGCCTCCGTAAAGCAGGTGCGGAAGAAGGCCGACAACTTGGTTCCGCGCAGATCGCAATCGTCGGCAAACTCGGCCAGGAAGGCCCGGTCCGATTCCAGACCGTTTTCAAACTGCAGAGTGGCTTCGCGGCGGAACAGCGTGGCGCTGTACCAATCAACAATGGAGCCAATGTAGTTTTCGTAGAAGACATGGTGGAGACGCTCCAGATAGATGTCTCCCGGCTCCTTCTGCCGGTGCTGCAGATAGTTGTGCGCCCGCATCTTAAACTCAAATCCGCCGGCATACAAATCCCGATATGTCCGCAGCATGAGGGTGCGATGTTTATACGTGGGGTGCTCGCGATCAATTTCAATCATGTAAGTTCCTTCTGCTCCTCAAAAAACGGCTGCCGCTAGAGTATGCGTTCGCACCTGTTGCCGGCTGTCGGCTTTTCTCCATAGAGTTCCCAGATCACATATCCGAGAGCATCTGACGCGTGTGTTCGCAACGGATCACGTCCTTTGTCAATTACGCCCGAGCCGGGCTTGTACATCACTTCTTCAAAATCCTTGATCAGCTCTTTGCACTTCGAGCTCACCTCCAGCCCAACCTCACCCAGGGCATTCGTCAGCAGAGCGTTCACCTTCCGAATCCTGTCAAGCACCGGCGGGTTTGACTTGGGCACCCGGTAACTCACATTCCGAAATCCAGCCTGATACAGATAGTTCCGCATCGCTGTATAATCGGTCGTTCCAGTAGTGTGCTGGCTATTGCCATTGGCATCTCCGAAAATCTCGAGTAATGCGGCGTGCCCTCTATAACGGTTCCGAAACTCGTCACATGCGTCGTTGGTCGTGGCACGGTCCAGCACAATTTCATCAATCACCACCAGGCGCTGGCCTTTCTTCTGGAGAATCACTGAACTCATCGGCGCAACGTTAAAGTCAAGACCCCACAACAAGGGCAGATGCGGCTCATAACGGCTATCGATGACATGCACGGCCGCGTTAAAGCAGTGATAGACCCGGTCGGCGCGGCTGTTGACGTACTCGCCTTTCGCCTCCTGCTCATAAAACTTTGGATCATAACTGCTCTCCAGCCGCTCATAGTAATCCGGCGTCCGCATCAGCAGAAAACGGTTTTCAAACGGTCGGGCTCGGATGCAGCCGTAACCGGCGACGGGAGACTTGATAAACCGCCGGTAGATCCAGTCATGACCCTGCGGCGTCCACACGCCAAAACCGCTCAAAGCCTGCGCCTTGGGGTCTCTCAGTCGCGCCTCCAGCCGCAGCCATGCATCCTCACTCGCATAGGACAACTCATCAATGCCGAACCACGCCAGGTTCGTACCCCGGAGTCGTTCCGGTTCATCCAAAGAGCGGAGCAAAATAAAGCTCGCCGCTGACACGAAATGCAATTCGCCGTCAGCGCGTTTGTGATTATATTCAACCTCGGTGTCTTCCAGCATTCCAGTCAAACTAATCAGCGACGCGTCTCGAAGCATCGCGAACGTCGGTGCTGCTAGCATCCCCTGCCTCCCGCGATTCAGATAGGCGCGGCGGCACGTCTCAAAACAGAGGGCGGCACTCTTTCCTGAACCCACAGGGCCTGAAAATCCTTTTAATCTGCTGCCTAGAGATTGAAACTGTGCTTGTGATGGCAGGAATCTATGCATCAGGCAGCCTCTTGCGGGCTCGGCATTTACGGATACGTTCAGGTCAGAATCAAACCTCATCCGCCCATAAAGTTAGCGCTCCTGGATGCTGACGACAAGGTTTGTGAGTCGCTAAGTTGTTGATTTGGAGCGAGAAAAATTTTTTTAGCTTTTTGTGACTCGCCGCACAGCCCCTTTGGTGCCGTCAGGAGGACGGATGAAAATGGTCGTTAGATCCCCAGCGAAGCGAGAGGCCTGTCTCCGTTTGGTGTTGCGCAAGCAAGTCCGTTTGTGACTCTGGTCAGGACGCATTGACTGGAACCTGGAACTGTCGTCCTGCCTGGGCGGTGAACACGCATAGGATGTCTTCTCTTTTTCCCAGGCGTCCCTCGCTCGGTGATCGCGCAAGGAGAGCAATGGTGAAGGAAAGACGGAGACGCCGATGCTGCGGCATTGACGTGCACAAGAATAGCGTGAGCGTTTGCCTCTTGCCGGCCGAAGGGCAGAAGGAGGATCTGAAGCGGCGGAATGACCCCACCTTTACGCGCGATTTGAAGCGGTTGCGGAACTGGCTGAAGAAGTGCGGCGTAACAGAGATTGCGATGGAATCGACCGGCCAGTATTGGCGGCCACTGTGGAACTTGCTGGAAGGCGAGTTTGAGAAGCTGCTGCTGGTAAATCCGCAGCATATTAAAGGGCTGGACGGGCGCAAGACGGACCGCCGGGATGCACAATGGATTGCTGAACTGCTGGAGGACAAACGGCTGAAGGGCAGCTGGGTGCCGCCGCGTGAGATTCGCCAACTGCGGGATTTGACGCGTCAGCGCGTGCACAGGCAGGAGGACCTGACGCGGGTGCGCAACCGCATTGAGCAGGTGTGCCAGAGCGCGAATATCAAAGTATCGTCGGTGGCGTCGGATCTGTTTGGCAAGTCGGGGCGCAGCATGCTGAAGGCGCTGGTGGAAGGCAAGCGCGATGCCGGATGGATGGCAGATTATGCACGCGGCACCTTGCGCAACAAGAAGCTTGCGCTGGAATGCGCACTGGAGGGCACGTTCACGGGCGAACAGCGCTGGCTGCTCGGCAGGGAGTTGCTGCAGATGGAGTTGCTGCAGATGGAGTGGCTGGAGCAGCAGGTGGCGGCGATGGAGACAGAGATTGAACAGCGCGTGGTCCCCTTTAGCGAACCGTTACGGCGTCTGATGACGATCCGGGCGTGGACCGGATTACAGCCTGGACCATTCTGGCGGAGGTGGGCGCCGATGTGCGGGCGTTTGCGGATGCGCGGCATTTGGCCAGCTGGGCGGGACTGTGTCCGGGCAACCGCGAGAGCGGCGGCAAGCGTATGAGCGGGCGGACGCGCAAGGCCAACTGCTATGTGAAGCGGGCCTTGTGCCAGGCGGCGTGGGCCGCTTCGCATACCAGAAACACCTATCTTTCGGCGTTCTGCCGGCGGCTGTGTGTGCGCAAGGGCGCGCCCAAGGCGGTGATGGCTTTGGCTCATCACCTCATCACGATTGTTCATCACGTCCTGGCGCGGCAGGAAGAATATGTGGAATTAGGCGGCGATTACGATGACCGGCGGAACAAGACCAAGGTGGTGAACCGGCTGGTGAAGCGGCTGGCGGTTCTGGGCAACGATATCACGCTGAACCCCACCCGTCCGCTGGAGTTCGAAGAGGCAGTGCCCGCTGCCCCGCCGTGGATGTCGTCCCCAGCACTGGCTAGCCGAACCGCAACAATTGGCGCCGACAAGCCTAAACGTGGCCGTCCCTGCAAGTGCGCAGAGCGCGGAATTATCTGCATCCATCGAACCGTCTTTCAGGTGCCCGTTGAGTTGCTCGACGAGGCTGCGTTTCTTGAAGCGCTGTTGCCGCTTTTCAGTGAAGGCGTTCTCGCCTGCCGAGCGGCAGGCGACTTGTTGGGCTTGATGGGCGCTTCGTCATCCACTTTCTGGCTTCGTGCGCGAATGAAATTTGGCGTCGTAGAAAGCGTCCATGCTGGCGAAGCAAGCTTCAACCATAGACCGGAAACCATGGGTTCGCATTTCCAGCGCACCCGTTCCGGACTCTTTTGCATCAGCGGAATGGCCACTTGCGAATCATGCACAGCGGCGCGGGTGAGAATGCAACCGATCGGATTGCGGTGGCGCCCCCATCACAGTGCAGCTTGA